TTGTGATTGCGCTGGATCAAGGTTCGCTGGTGAAGATTGTTGGTAAATGTTATAAATATAAAAGACGTCGTAAATGAAATTTACATCAACGCCGTCAATTAAAACGAATTCATCATATCTTGGAATTCCTTGTGAAATGTTGTTCAATACACACGTTTGCGTGTTGAACGATTGTTCATGAATGAATTCAAACAAATAATTCGGATTCGGAATTGTTGTCATTTCCGTCACCGTTACCACCAGCGGTGTTGTTCCGTTTTTTTGTATTTTTAACATTGTCTTTTTTTACAAGGTTCGGTTTTTCAAATTCGTAAATGTCCAAAATTCCAAGCGACAAATAAAGTTCACCTTTGTCAGCTTCAATTTTGACGTATCGTTCCATAGTTGGTGACCAACATTTGCAACCGATAAATTCTTTTTTAATTTCCATACGACTAAATTAAACAAAAAAAAGGGACGGGACAACGCCCATCCCCCTTAAAATTGTGTAGGTTATAATTAAATAACTGGTGATTGTTGTGCTAACAAGGTAGTGTAAAGCGTTGCGTTAACATCTGGAACTTCGTCGTTTTCCATTCCACGCATTACAATCACGTGACCTTTTCGGTCGCTTTTCAATACGCCTGAAGTGTATTCGTTTGCGTCAGCAACCTGAAGACCTTCACCAAGACCAAGCGCAACGATTGTTCCGTCAGCGTTTTCAACCAAACAAACACATTCGTTTTGTGCAAGCAAGTGAATTTCTTGACGCAATTCTTTTGAATCGCTTGCAAGGATCATTGACAATTCGTGTTCGTACCACAACGTCCCGTTGTTTTTGTCAACACGAACTGGTGCTGTGTAGCTTGATAAGTTTGACTTCAATTTGTAAAGGAATGTTTCACCAGTTACCGTCAATGAAGTCAATTCGTTTGAACCAGAAACAACCGCACCTGAAGTTGCACCCAAAGGAAACAACAACACCGATTTGATTCCGCCTTTTCCGTTGGTACAAGTTCTATCATTGTACCCGGTAGTCATTAAACAAGACATCGTTTTTTATTTTTTTAAGTTTAACAAAGGCGCGCCGAAACGCGCCGTTAATTTTGTTTGATTATAGACCTTCGAATGTTCCCACTTGGTTCAAGAATGGTACTTGAACACCAGCGCGGAATTTAGAACGTAAATAAATCACATCGTCATCGAAAGAATACCATAAATCATAAGATTCGAAATCACTTGAAAGGTCAGTTCCGAAGAAGAAATGTGAAGCGCGACCAGTGTATATCTTTGTCGTTCCGTTCAATCCGTTAACTTTAACAACTCGCATGTTTGTTCCCGGTAAAAGCAATTCATTCATTGTTGCGAATTGTCCCGGATTGTAGTTGTAAAGATTAAGGTCAACCAAGTTCTTCAATAAGTAGTTGAAATTTTCACGACCAGTGAAGCAAATGAAATCTTGTCCTTCAGCGATGTTCGAAGGTGTGTTCGTGAACGCTTCGTAAAAAATGTCATAAGCGTTGGTTGCGTCGATTGACGTTTCACCTGAAGTGTTCAAGTCAACACAACCATTCGCAACGGTCAAGAATTGGTTGAATCCATTCATGAACGCCAAGTTCCCTGAACCAGTCGCTTTGTTACCTTGCCAGATTAATTTTTCTAATTCGAACGCGTGTAACTCCAAAAGGTAGTTAATTAAGATTTGCTCGAATGGTAACGTTTTGTCTTCAGCCATTGCACCCGGACGAAGCGCAAGTTGCGTCCAGAATCCTGCAAGGTCTTTTTGACAAAATCTTTTTAAGTAACCGATTGTTTCAACGGAAATCGTACGATCCGTGAAGATTGTATCACCTGAAGGTGACATTGAACAATCACCAGTTTGGTAAACGATTGAATCGTTTAATAACTTTAATTCTTCACTTCCTTTGATTCCTTGTTGAATCGCAATATAAGAAAGTGTTTGTGCTTCAGTTACGGAACGGTGAATTAAATCTTCACGTTGTTCGTCAACGTAAGGTTGTAAACCAGCGACATTGTAGTCGAAGTTTGTTTTAACGTATTTTTTAATAGACATTTTTTATAGGTTTTTATATTGTTTCAAAAATTGTTGTTTGGCGGTCAGGTTGCCAGCTCGTGCGAATTTTTCGCTTTCCTTTGTTTCGCTTGACGGCATTGCCTTGAAGCTTTCGAAGTCAGCTTTCAACGTTGCAATTTCGTTGCGAAGGTTTGAACTTTCCTCGGAAATACTTTTCATCATGTCCGCAACCGCTTCGAAAGTAGTTGTGATTGATTCAAGCTTTCCATTGATTATTGTTTCAATTTCTTCAGCGGACATTGATTCGGCAACCGGTGCTTCTTCGACTGGTGCTTCTTCAGTTCCACGTTCGTCAGTTACTTCGGTGATAAATCCGTCAGCGTCCACGGTGATTGTTACACCCATGTAATCGCCACCAAGCGCATGTGTTCCTTCAGGTGCTGGAATTCGACCTTCGTCGGTCACGATGAAAACTTGTTGACCAGCTTCAAGCGTTTCGAATTCAATGGTCGTTTCACCGTCTAATAAGGTAGCCGTTTCAAAGGTTGTTTCAACCGTTTCTTCGGTTGCTGTTTCAAACATGGATTTGATTTTTCCAAGTTCGTTCATTACTTTTTCGTAAGCGTTCATATTGTGTTTTTTATATTATGTAAAGTTGTTCGAAAATTTAGATTTCACCAAGTTCCTTCAGCTTGGATTCCGACCAACGAAGTCCAGCTTTGCCACCCCACAACAAGAATGAAATCGTTCCGCAAGCGCTTGTGTCGCTTTCGTTGTAGTAAGCTTCAGCGCGTGACAAGTACGAATACATTCTTTTGATGACGTGCAATGAAATTGTGTCACGATTCGCCAACGTGGTCGCGCGTAAACGACCAACCCTTGTGGCACATTTGTTCCCGTGCTTTTGATTCAATTCAATTCCACGTTTCGCGTTATTCGATACCGCTTCAGGATAGTCATTGAACATTCGGATTCTTTCGATGTTGCGTCGCCACAATTGAACTTCTTTCAAGATTGCTTCGAATTCGGATTCCTTGGTCTTGTCCGTTTCAAGCAACATGAAAACACCTTCAATCGAGAATCCATTGAATTCACCGTTCTTCGCTTTTTCAAACAACGCCTTGTCGGTCACCTTATAAGACACCAACCATGAACCGTCGTTCGCGTCCTTGAATCTTTCAGGTGCGGTGAATCCACGTTCATTGTCAATCTGGTAACTCATAATCATGAACACACCGTCAACGACCTTGTGTGGATTGTGGTCAAGATTCACGTTGTTGAAATTGTTTCGACGCGCGTAATCAAGCACGATGTCGCGAATGGCGTCCTTCGTGAACACGACATAGTATTCTTCTTTTGATTGTTCGTCGTATCGATAAATAGGTGTGTCCGCTGAAATCGCAATCCCGGTGATGACTTGTTGTTCTTCGTTGAATTCGTACTTTATTTTTTTTCCGAACATTTCGAAGTTCTTTTCGTGCGCTGGAAATTCAACCAAGGAATTGAATGAAACGGTTGTTTCTGGATCATTCAAATCAATCATGATTTCGTAAACTGGTAATTCTTTTCTCATGTTATTATAATATGTAAATTTGTTCGATGACATTTGTATTCCCTTATCGTCGTGGTCGTGACGACTTCGACATTCAACAATCAATCCGATTCATTCGGATGTCTTTTCCTGAAGCGCACATCGTTACCGTTGGTGACAAGGTCGCGACCATTGACAACATTCCTTGCAAACAATTAAACAACATTCGTGGTGCGGACGTTACGAATAAAATGTTGACGTTTGCCCGTGAACGTGGTGGTTCATTCATCTACATGAACGACGACTTTTATATCACGCCAAAACTTCGCGCCGACATTCCGATTCACATCGGTGAATTCGAATTGAATCCACAACACCCTTCGCACTATCGTGAAGCGATGTTCAACACGATTGAATTCTTGAAGTATTATGACCGACCTTTGTGGAATTTCGAAACACATTCACCAGTGTTGATTGATTCGGACAAGTTGCTTGAAATCTTTGAACTTATCGAGTGGCAACGATACAACCATTTCATCAAATCAATTTACCTGAACATGAACCTACCGGAATACATTCGCAAAGGTGACAACGTAAAGCTTGCAAAAGACAACATTCCCAAAGCTGAAGAATTGCTTCGAAAGTACGGTTGTTTTTCCACGTCCGATTCATTCCTAACAACGCGCGGTCGTTCGTGGATCAAAAACTTGTTTTGGATTCCTGAAGTTTGACTTTGTTTTGCGTTGCGGAAATGTCGCTTTCCACAACATAAACTTGCGTCGTCGGTGTTGTTGTTGGTGTCGGTGTTCCTTGACCTTCAAGCAATCCAGCCGTTGCCGTTTGTGTTTGTGTTGATGTGAAAGATGAAGCACCAGCACCAGCGATTGAACCACCGCCACCACCGCCACCAGACAATGAAGGCATGGTCGGTGCTTTTCCAGCTTTGTATTGTTGACTTGCAACGATACCAGCTTGTGCAATTCCAAGCGCACCAGTAAACGCCGACCAAGGTAAACCGAATGTTAGTGGTGAAGCCGACACCGCTTTCATGACACCGCTTGCCGTGTCCATTGCGATTTGACCAATCTTGATCGCTTTGTCCCGGTTGAATTGTGCGCGCTTGATTTTTTCTTCTTCGTTGTAAGCTTGCAATTCAAGTTGATATTTTTCCTTTGCGAACTTTTCTTCAATCGCTTTCTTTTGTTCAGCGGTCATTCCTTCAGCGCTCAATTCCGCTTGCATTTTCGCGTCAAGATTCGCAAGGTCTTCTTCACGATTCTTCGCAATTTTGTCAAGTCGTAATTGGTCAACCTGATTCAAAATGTCATTGACCTTTTTAACTTCATCGAAATACTTTCCAACCGTTTCAAGAATTTTTTCAGCTTCGGCAATTGATTCTTGAGCTTTCTTTTTATTCGCTTCAGTGATTGCGTCGTTTTTCTTTTTATTCAATTCGACAATCTTTTCATCGTATTGTTTTTCAAGTGATTCTTGTGCCTGAAGATATTGTTCGTCAGTGATAAGCTTTTGTTGATGTGCTTCATTCAACGCTTTGATTTGTTCCTTTTGCGCGTTTTCGAAATCAAGCAATTCATTTTGATAAACATCGTTGACGGTTCGCTGGTAGTTTTCAATCAATTCAATTTTTTTCTTTTCCTTTTCCGCTTGCTTTTCAAGTTCAGCTTTTGTTGCGTCTTCATTAATTTTTTGAATGTCCATTTGCATTTCAAGTTGCTTCGCGGTCATCAATTGCTTTTCGGAATCGGTCATCTTTTCAACCGCACCAGTCATGATTGTTTCAAGTTCAGTGCGATATTGTTGTTCGGACATTTTACCAGTTTTGAATTTTTCATCAAGTGCGTCGATTTCTTTTTTCGCGGATTGTTTGATGAATTGTTCACGCCAGTCACCGTATTGTTCTTTTACCGATTCGATTGCTTGTTGTGTTTCATCCTGAATGAACTTGATTTTCACGTCTTCAAGTGATTCGCGAATTTCCATTTCACGATCCATTGATTCCTTCAGCGCACGAAGTAATTCTTCACGAATTTTCAGTTGTTCTTGTTTTCTTTTTTCGGCGTTTTGCTTTGCTTTTTCGCGTGACTTTTCAGCGTCTTCAGCTTGTTTCTTTGCGATTTCTTGATCCTGAAGTTGAAATTTTACCTTTTCATTTTGAATTTCGTATTTCAAAACGCGTTGTTCGTTTTCAGCGCTTGCGATATTGTCTTGTGCTTTTTTCAATTGTTCACTGGTTGAATACTCATTGTTAACAATTTTGGCGTTCGTCTTGATGACTTCAGTTAAATGTTTCCAGCGTTGTTCGATTCGTGCTTTCGTGTTCCCTTTTTCAATCTTCAAAAGTTCAGTGTCCGAAGCACCACGAAGTTTCGCTTCAAGCATTAATCTTTCATTGATTGTTGACTGAATGTCAGCTTCAAATTTTTGTGTTGTTCCAAGTTTTTCAAGCGAAGATTCAAGCGTTTCAATTCTCGAAGCTTCACGTTCAGCGGTTGCGCCCATTTCTTCGAACGCAACAATCAAAGCACCAACAAGGACAACAATTGCGCCGATACCAGTTGCAAGCAACGCGCCACGAAACACTTTCATTGCGGTTGACGCGCCAGTTGTCGCAACGGCAACACCACCTTGTGCAACGGCAAGACCACCTGAAGCGGTCGCGCTCAAAGAAGTTGCGCTTGCGTTCCCGGTTAACAACCAGTTTTGAACCTTTTGAATTCCATTTCGCAATTGAATTCCAAGGACAGCTTCTTTGTTTAATTTGTTCGCAATGGTTGTCACTGAATTGACAAGACCTTGAACCGCCTGAAGCTTGACCATGGTTTGAACAAGTTGTTCATTTTCAACACCAGCCAACGCCATTGCGCTTTGAACACCCATAAACGCTTGCGCGCCTACTTCGACACCAGCGACGGCGGTGTCAAGACCAACGAAGTCGGATGACAACGCCATTGTTTGTGCTTTGATGTCACCGATTTCATCCTTCAAAGCACCAGCGCTTTGAATCGCTTGTTGACCGATCGGTGATTCCGTTCCAGCTTGAACCGCGATGTTCTGGTATTCCTTCATTGTTTGCGTTAATTCACGCATTGAAAGACCACCAGCTTCAAGACGTGCGTCAAGTTCCGCAAGCTTTTGCGCCAGTGCGTCAGTTCCGCTTGAATCTTTCGCAATGTTTTGTGTGGTCTTCAAATCTTTTCCAAGTTGATTGACCGCCTTGTCCGCGTTTTGTAGGTCTTGAACTGAATTCCCGGTGTTGACCTTGACGGTGAAAACCGCTTCTTTATTTGCCATAAAGCTTCGTTAAAAAGTCGTTGATGTTATTGAATGATTCGTTGTCAATGGTCATGGTCGTGTCACAAAAAATGATACCTCGATCCGTCGGAACATGCGCTTGTGTTTCGCTTAAAATTTCCGCTTCGCCTTCGAAATGGAATTCGGATTCATTCATGATAAATCCGTTTTGAATGGTCGTTAAATTAGTCATATATTTGAACAATTAATCTTTTCCACCCAAGGTTGTCAGGTGTGGTTGTTGAATTTTGAACGGCAAAAATTAAGTAGTGATTAGTTGCTGGATTGAATCCAGTCAAAGTAATTCCGCTCGAAGTGTAATCGTTTGCCGCCGAAATTGCCGAATTGAATCCATTCAAGTTTGTTCCGTCAAAGAAAATGTTTCGTTCGAATCGTTGAAAAAATACACTTGTTCCCATACCTTGACCAGCACCCAACAAAGTCGCACCCGTCAATGAATTTGTGGTGTTAATATAAAAGCGCGGTGTAGAAGTTGTTGTTCCAGCGGTTTTATTCAAGAATCCTTTAATATAAATAGTGTTAATCAGCAAATGAAGCACCACTATTTGTAATTACAAAGTCAAGTGCGATAAATTCTATAGCTCTTGCTGGTTTTAAGAATATCTTAGCGTACATAATGTTTCTATCTACTAAGTCTGGTGTAGTTGTAGAAGCATCAAGTATTACTCTGTATTCAGTGATACCAAGATTTGCTTTGACTGAATCTAGGAATGGATTTACTTGACCTAAGAATCTATTCCAAGTTGTATCAACATTTTGATCAAAGAGAAGTCTTGAAGAAATTATTGAAATCTCTCTCTTCAAGTAAATCATCAATCTACGAACGTTGATTCTGTCGAGAGCAGATGGGGTAACTTGAAGAGTCTTTTGACCAAAGATTACGATACCTTCTGCTGGGAATTGTGCGATAGGATTAATGTTGGCT